GGCCAAGGCGGATGCGAAAACCGGCGCTGCGCTCGCCGAACACGATGGGGCGCGGGCGGGCAGCAAGCGTTGAACGCGCGGGATCGCGTTGCGGAGATCCTCGCCAGGGCTCGAATCGATGGCGGGTGGATCGACGAGGACGTGGCCGATGCGGTGCTGGTCGCGCTCGGGCTGGACGCGGATGGGAAGCCGGTCGCGACGGAGTCCGACGAGGAGACTGGTTAGTGCCATCCCGATCGCCCGCACAAGCGCGTCTCATGGCCGCATCCGCGCACACCAAGGGCGGCTATGGCGGGGTGCCACAGTCTGTTGGGCGAGACTTCAACAAAGCTGACGCCGGAACCGGCATCATCAACCGCGCCCCGCCGCCCGCGCGCAAGCGGCGGAGGAAACGCGCGAAGGTATGAGCGCAGCACTCAAGCGTCCGCCGGCCAGCCGTAAGCCGACCAGCCGTAAGCCGACCCCGCTCGCGGAGCGCCGCGTCAAGCTGCAGTTGCCGAGAAAACTGGGGTTCCTCTTAGACTGCCATCCTTACAAAGTGGCGTGGGGCGGCCGAGGTTCGCTGAAATCGTGGTCGTTCGCCCGCGCTCTATTGACGCTGGGCATGGCGCAACCGCTTCGCGTTCTGTGCGCGCGTGAAGTGCAGAAGTCCCTCTCGGAAAGCGTCCATCAACTGCTGAAGGATCAGATCAAGGCGCTCGATTACGGTGATCTGTACAACGTGACCGAGAACGCGATCAGGGGCACGCGCCAGGACACGCTATTCCGCTTCACCGGCCTGTCCGATCAGACCGCCGAAAGCCTGAAGTCGTATGAAGGCTTCGACGTGCTCTGGCTGGAGGAGGCGCAGGCGATACGGCGCCGTAGTTTCCAGATCGCGTTGCCAACCATTTTCCGCACAAAGGGCAGCGAGGTCTGGGTATCGTTCAATCCGAACATGGACTCCGACGAGACTTGGGAACGCTTCGTGGTGAACCCGCCGCCCGGTGCCGTCGTGCAGGAAATGAACTGGCGCGATGCGGTCTCCTGCGGCTGGTGGACACCGGAGATGGAGCAGCTCCGCCAATACGATCTGATCCACTCGAAGGATCAGTATGCGAATATCTGGGACGGCAAGCCCAACGTCGTCATTGCCGGCGCGATCTACGCCACCGAGGTCGTGGAGTTGATCACCGAGGGCCGCTTCCGCCCGATCCCCTACGATCCGCGCCTGCCGGTGCATCGGATCTGGGACCTGGGCTGGAACGACCTGATGGTCTGTATAATGGTGCAGAAGCCGCACCCCAGCGCGCTGAACGTGATCAACTACCTCGAAGAGTCGCACATCACGTACGCGAACTTTCTGGCCGCCATGGACGCGCTGAAATACAAGTGGGGCACCGACTGGCTGCCGCATGACGCTGGGCAGCATCATCCGACCAGCGGCACGAATGCGTTCACGCAGTTGCGGGACCTGGGGTGCAAGCTGGGCGTTGGATCGGACGGCCAGCCGGGCATTCCGAAGTCCGATCCCGAGGCGCGCATTCGGGCGGGGCGCATGATGTTCCCGCGCATCTACCTCGACAACTCGAAGTTCGACACACCGCCGGAGCGGCCGGATCGGTTGCTTGGCGCGGCGCACCTGATGGAGCGGTTGAAACGGTACAAGCGGAACGTGCCGCGCACCACGCAGGAGCCGACCGGGCCGATGCACGATGTTGCAAGCCACGGCGCGGACGCCTGGGGCGGGCTCGCCGAGATCGTCGATCGTATCCGGAATGAGGGCGACCGGCCGCCGCCTGCGGTGCGCCCGTTCGAGAATGCGGATGCGGGAATGGGGCTGCTGGGGTAGCGCATGCCGTCGCTGATCAACGACACCCCCGCCGCACCGAAGGCGACCAAGGCCGAGGCGCACTACACGCCCAAGGGCACCATGGCCGAGCACTGCGCCATCTGTGCGCACTACGACGCGGGCGAATGCGAGCGCGTGCAGGGGCGTGTGGCGGCCGAGGGCTGGTGCCGTTACTTCCGGCGCGAGACGCAGTAGCATGGCCGGGACGGACGGAGGACGCACGCATGGGCGAGCAGGCACAGGACGGCGGGTGGAGATTAATCCCGCCCGGCGATTATCCGCTGACGCCGACCGGCGCTGTGCTGCTCGCCGAGACGCAACAGAAGCTGACAAGTGCGATCGCCGAGCGGGATGCGTGGTATGAGACGGCAGCGCAGCATTACTGCAACGAGACATACTATCGCGACCTGCTGACGCGCATCGGCGAGATCATCGGTGGCGCGGGGTATATCTGCGACGATGGATCGCTGTCCGATAGCGTGCTGCGTGCAAAACTGCCGCAAATCGTCGCTGACATGGTATCGCGCGCCAATGATGCGGCAGGCTCTCGGGCGCAGTTGGTAGACGCCACCGACCCCGCCGCTGTGCTGAATGCGTGGAAGCCGATCGTGATCGAGGACTCCACCGACCCCGGCCCGGCGCTGGTGGCGGAGACGGTGCAACGAATGGCGGCCGACACGCGGGAATGCACGTGCCATCCGAGCGAGGCGCTTAACCCATGTCCGCGCCAGTACGCCTACACCGAATGCTTGGCGTCGCTGGCGCGTGAGGCTGTCGTTAGTGGACAGTGCTGGGGATCGATATACGCCGACCGTGGCCCAGCGCCGTCGTACGCGTCGAATTGTGCGGCGATCACTGCAACGCCTGGGCCGGACCCGGAAACGCCGCGCAGTAAGGCCGCGGAAAGTGCGGCCGACCTATCCGGTGGCAAGTCCAACACCGGACATCCTGCAGGTGGGCGGGCAATACCCCTGCGTGCGCTGCGGGGCGGCGACGGCATCTACAGGGGCGACTGATGGCAGGACGATTTCGGTTGCGTGTCAGCATCGTGGAGGAGAGCGGACCACACGGCGAGTTCGCACGGTTCGACCGTGAGCGTGAACTGCACATGGAGCGGATCGAAGACCTGAGCACGGTTCTTCAGGTGCGCGACCCAGAAGCGTTTGCGCTGCACATTGCGAAGGATATTGCGATCCAACTGGCATCGGAGTTTGAGAGAAGGCGCGGCGACGGGTAACGCGCCGGACCCGGATTGGCCCGGCGCTTCTGGCATCAGTAGCCCTGCAACATGCCGCTGGCGCCGGACCACATCGTCACGTGGCCGCCGTAGTTCGTCATCGGCAGCGGACCTGACGACCCACTGTTGTAGCCGTTCACGAACGCGGTGCCGCCGAGCACCGCCAGCGTCGCCGCGTTGTCATTGGCGCGCGCCTGTGCAGCCTTAAGCCGCAACTGATTATGCATACACTGGTTGCGTGCCTGATCGTTGAACGTGGAACCGCAAACTTGCCATGCCTGGTCGCGGGCTTCCTGCGGGTCGGTTCCGCATGCGGACAGCGCGAGGATGGCGGCGAACAGCGCGAGTGTCGTTTTCATCGTGACGTTCCTTCCCCCAGAGTTTAGCGCACAAGGCGATGCCCGCTTCCTTACGGTAAGTCAACGGCCGTCTTTGCCAATCTGAAAGAAACCTTCCGCCCGCATGTCCGACACCATCGCCGACCTCCCCGATCTGCCGCAGGAAGTGCTCGACGCAATCGCGCCGCACTTGCCGGCCGACGCGTCAGTGTTGGCGGCGATCGGCGTCGAGATCGCCAGCAAACGCGAGGAGGCCAAGGGCGCGCGGGCCAGCTCGGGCATCGAGGCGACGTGGCGCGAGTGCGAGGAAGCCTACCTCGGCATTGATGACGCCAACCGGCATGAGTTCACCGACGCGCGGTGGGCCAAGCCGATGAGCATGGACGGCCCTGTCAGCACCGGGCGCAGCGCCAAGGATACCGGCCACAAGAGCACCGTCTATCTCCGGTTGACCAGCCGCTACGTGGATGCGGGCGTGGCGAAGCTCGGCGAGATCCTGCTGCCGGCCGACGACAAGGCGTTCTCGTTCGACGGGATGCCGGTGCCGGAACTGCTGGAGGCCAAGGAGGACGACTCGCATGTCGTTCACTCCGACCTGGGCACGCCACTGACCCGGCCGATGGAAGCTGGCGAGACGCCGCCGGTCGCTGCCGCGGCTCCTGCTCCCGCCGCCAACCTGCCACCGCTCCCGCCCGCGCTGGCAGCGCAGGGCACCTCCGCTACTCCACCCCCTGCCGGCGCCGCAGCGCCGCCAGCGCCCGCCGCAGGCCAGCCGCCGCAGTCCGCTGCGCCGCCGCGCGTGCCGCTGACCGTCAAGGACTTCGCAGTCGAGGCGATCGAACTCGCGCGCAAGAAGGCCAAGGCTGCCGAGAGCCGCATCTACGACTGGATGATCGAGACAAACTATCGCGCCGAAATCCGCAAGGTGATCGCGGACAGCGCCCGCATCGGCGTCGGCGTGCTCAAGGCGCCCACCCCGCGGTCCAAGCGGGTGATGGCGATCACCGAGCCGAAGGACGGCAAGTCGATCGAGCTACAGATCAAGGAGAAGATCATCCCGGCGGGTGAGTGGAAAGACCCGTGGGACATCTATCCGGATGGCGCATGCGGCGAGAACATCCAGGACGGCGACTACATATTCGAGCGCGACCACATGAGCGCGCGCCAGGTCCGTGGGCTGAAGAAGCTCCCCGGCTACATCGGCGCGCAGATCGACAAGGTACTCGAGGAAGGTCCGAACAAGTGCAACACCGAGGGCGACGGGCGCGGATCGAGGACGCAGAAGGGCCGCTTCGAGGTCTGGTATTTCCACGGCCAGTTGACCCGCGACGAGATGGCCGCGATCGACCAGGCGGCGGGCAAATCGCCGCAAGGGCCGGATGACGACGCGCACGAAGGCCACTGCATCGTCACGCTGATCAATGACTCGGTCGTGCGCGGCACGATCAATCCGCTCGATAGCGGCGCGTTCCCGTATCACTCGATGCCGTGGCAGCGGCGCGCGAAGCACTGGGCTGGCGTCGGCGTGGCCGAGCAGATGCGGACGCCGCAGCGTGTCACGAACGCCGCGTTGAGGGCGTTGCTGAACAATGCGGGCAAGTCGGCGGGCAGCCAGTTCATTATCAGAATGGGAGCCATCCGGCCGGCGGACGGTAGCTGGTCGATCACGCCGGACAAAATCTGGGAGGCGACCGAAGACGGCCCGGCCGACGTGCGCCAGTCGTTCAATGCGATCGTCATCCCGAACGTGACCGAGCAACTGATGACGATCATCACGCTGGGCGAGCGGTTCGCCGAGGAGACCACCTCGATCCCGCTGATCGCGCAGGGGCAGAGTGGGGCAACGACGCCGGACACGTACGGGGCCGCCCAACTCCAGAACAACAACGCCAACCAACTGCTGCGCTCGATCGGCTATGCGTTCGATGATTATGTGACCGAGCCCGTCGTGCGGCAGTACTACGAATGGCTGCTGCTCGATCCCGACGTGCCGAACGAGGAAAAGGGCGAATTCCAGATCGACGCGCACGGCTCGGCCGCCCTGGTCGAGCGTGCCATCCAGGATCAGACCATCGCGCAAATGGCGAACATGGCGGCGCCCGGCAACGGTTTTGGCCTCGACCCGAAGAAGTGGGCGGACGAATTCCTGCGCTCGAAGCATCTGAGCCCCTCGGCTTTCAAGTACACCGAGGAGGAGCAGGCCAAGCTGGATGCGGCGCCTCCGGTCGAGGCCCCGACCGTCACAGTCGCCAAGATCAACGCCGATACGCAACTGAAGCTCGGCGTGATGAAGCAGACCGCCGACCAGCGCACCGAACAGAACGAAGCGCAGATCGCCGCCGCCGCGCACGCGCTGGAAGTCGGCAAAGTCCAGGTCGATCAGACGCAGGTGCATGGCGAGCTGACGATCAAGGCGCATGAATTGGAGACGCGGCGCGAGGTCGCGTTGATGGACTACGCCAACCGGATGAAGATATCGCTCGATCAGGCCAAGGCGCAGCTTGCGAAGACGGCGATGCAGTTGCAGACCGAGCGGGACCTTCACCAAACCGACGTGGCTGTAGACCTTCACAAGCACCACAATCCGCAACCGAAGCCACAACCCCCGCGCGGCACTAAGCCGCCGGTTCAACTTCCGGGAAGGGCTGGAAACGGACGAGCGTTTGAACAGGGTCCGCCGCAGTGAGTAGTAAAGCCTTAGCGGCACGTTTGGCTGCTTGGACACGGAGTTGGGCGGCGCTATTGTTCGCCCGTGCCTGCGGAGTGCCGCGCGAGACTGCCAAGCGTGCCGCTACTTTCGCGACATCCTCCGGCGACCGCTTGGCGTGGATGCGCACCATGGCGGCACTCATATTCGCCTTCGCTTTCAGCGAACGTTTTTTGCCTCGATTTCCCGCCGCTGTTTTCGCAACGGCTTCCGGTGATCGTTTTCTTCCACGTAGCCTAGCAGCCATTTTCTCGACGTGCTCGGCAGATAACCGTTTACGTCTTCGATAGGAGTCAAGCATCTTTGCTCGGTACTGTGGGTCTAGCCACAAACGCGAGAGTCGCTCCGACGCCGCTGTGCGAAATTCCGGCCTAGCACCGTTTCTACGGACGCCAATTAGATGGGCCTCTTGGGCCATAGGATCGGCATGGGTGCGACGAAGTGCAGCGGCGTGATTTGCTATCCATTGCGGGTTGGTTGCACGGCGGGCGATCCCGGCGGCACTGGCGGCGCGCCATTCAGGCGTCTCAACCGTGCGGCGGCTAGCGACGGCACTGACGGCGCGCCATTTTGGATCGGCCGCTTTGCGGCGCGCCGCAGCGGCGACATTTTCACGCCATTGCGGATTGGCAGCTCGTTTGGTCACCATAATCCGAGCCGCCTCAACCGATATGCCCTCGCCGCCGTCGCGCCGGTTCATGCAGAGTGGATCGTCCAACACCACGGCCCACGTGATCAACTCGGCTTCGGCTGCATAGACTTCTGTCGAACTTGGATAAAACGCCACGACCTCCCGCCGCAGCCTGTCCCGCGCAGGGTGCTTCTTAATCCAGCTTCCCGACCCCAGGTAGCGATCGGATAACGGATGCCTCTTTGTGGAACGCTTGCCGCCATACCAACGCCCGTCGAGCGGGTCAGTGGTGATGTAGGTAAAATGGAAATAGCCGGCCTCGTCGGGCGGCGGTATGCTGATCTCAGCCATGTCGAGGTCACCTCTCGTGTGGTCAGGGTCGGCAGCGGTGTTACAAGCACCAAAGCCGGCCCGAATTATACCCTTGTCAGTGGCGTGTTGCAATGACCTTCGCCCACGAGATGCGCAAGCACGTTACGCCGCAGCCGCCTAAGCCGGCCGTACAGGTGCCCGGGCGGGCGGCGAACGGGCAAGCGGCGTCGCAGGTAGGGCCGGTGCAGTAGGAGACGGGGATGGAGTTGCTGATCATCATAGTCGTGCTGCTGCTACTTTTCGGCGGCGGCTATGGCTATCGCACCGGCGCGGTGACGCTCGGCAATCCGATCGGGATCATCCTGCTCATTCTGGTGATCCTGTTGCTGTTCGGCGGGCTCGCCGGGCCGCGCCTCGGGCTGTATCGGTGGTGACGATGTGACCGCCGACTTCACCCTCTCCGACCACGACCGCGCGTCCGGCCTCTGGCTGCGATTGCGCGAGCACCTCGGCGAACGGTTGGCGAGCGCGCGGGTTCGCAATGACCACGACACCCTGTCGGAGCAGCAGACCGCCGCACTGCGCGGGGAGATACGAACGCTGAAGGCGATCATTCGTCTAGGCGACGACCGGCCAATGACCGGCGATGGAGACCAGCCACCCGACTGACGGGCGCCTGGGACTAACGGAGCAAACCCCAACATGCCAGACGACACGACCGACACCGCAGCGGTTAGCGACGCATCTGCCGAGGCCGCTTTTGGCTCGGGTTATGATGCGGGCGCCGATACCAAACCTGACAAGTCAGACACGAAGCCACCGGCGAACGGCAAGGCGGATGATCCCGCGCGGGACGCCGCACGGACAGAAGCCGAGTCGCCGCCGGAGGTTGTCTCCATCACCAAGAAAGAATGGGACGAGATTCGCGGCAGGACGTCGAGCTACGACCATCAGCTATCGAAGGCGTTCGGCACCATAGGCCAGTTGCAGAGGGTCGTGAACGGCCTCCAAATGCAGCAGACCCAGGCGCAACCCGCTGCCGCGCGCAAGGTCGAGATATCGCGCGAGGCGTTCAAGGAGATGGAGCGCGACTTCCCGGAGCTAGCCGCCCAAACCCGCGCCGCTCTCGAAGCTGCACTCTCAGGCTTGCCAGCGAACGGCGGCGCTGAGATCGAGGCTGCCAAGCTCGAAAGCATGATGGCGACCTATACCGCGCGGCGCGAGGTCGAGGCGCTTGAGGACGCATACCCCGAGTGGCGGACCATCGTCGGCGCGGTTGACGTGTCGCGCGAGCAGCCGGACGCCAACAACCCGTTCCGCAAATGGCTGGGCACGAAGGACACCGCGTACCAGGCGCGCATCAACGGCAGCGAGTCCGCCGCGGTGATCGGGCGTGCGATCCGCCTGTTCCAACGGGAGACCGCCGCCGCACCCGGCAAGCCGGCCGCTACGCCACGCGATACAGCGCGCGGCGACCGCATCCGGGCGGCTATCCAGCCGCGCGGCGACAATGCCGGCGCGGCGCCTGCGAACACATCCGAGGACGCCTTCGCGGCAGGCTTCGGACGCTAACCACCACTGAACACTGAGACGACCGCGCCAGCGATGGCGTGGCCTATGACCGGCGCCCTGTGACGGCGGTTTCTACCCACACGCACTCTGAAACCCCCCAACAGTCACAAGGTCAAATACCATGCCAACTATGCAATACGGTTCGGCCCAGGCAAGAATCGACAAGTTCAAGGGCGAAATCCTCAAGCACGCCGTTCCGCTCGAAGTGCTGAGTCGCTCCGGTCGGCAGATCAAAATGCCGGCCAACAACAGCAAGACGTACGTAGCCCGCCGCTGGCTCCCGTTCGGCGCAACCGCGACCAATCAGAACACGCAGAACCAGTTCTTCGCGAACGCGACCGGCGACCGCGGCAATCTGATGGTGCAGGCCCACCAGATCGCGGAAGGCGTGACACCGCCGCCGGACAGCATCGTCCCGGTCGATACCACGGTCGTCATGCAGCAGTACGGCGCGCTGTACAGCTACACCGACCAGGCCGCCGACCTCTACGAAGACGACATCCCCGAGGCGATGGCGCAGCAACTCGGCGAGCGCATCACCCTGGTCAACGAGATGATCAACTGGGGCGCCTTGAGAGCCTGTACAAACGCCTACTACGGCGGCGCGGGCACGTCGCTGTCCACCGTCAACGGCGGGTTGACGCTCGGCCTGGTGCGCAAGATCGCGAAGGGGCTGCAAGCCAACCACGGCGCAATGGTCAACAAGGTGCTGTCGGCCGGGCGGAACTTCGCGACCGATCCAATCGCGCCGGGTTATACCGTGTTCTGCCACACGGACCTGGAGCCGGACATCCGCGACCTGCCCAACTTCATCGCGGCGCAGTCGTATGCTTCCGGCAATCCGATGGAGAACGAACTTGGCGCCGTCGAGCGGTTCCGGTTCATCACCAGCCCGGATCTCCCCTCGATCCAGGACGGCGGCGCTGTCATCGGTGCGACCGGGCTTTCGTCCACCACCGGGACGAGCATCGACGTGTATCCGATCATCGTCACGGCGCAGGATGCGTGGAGCCAACTCGCGGTGCGCGGGATCGGGTCCATCACGCCGAAGCTGATTTCCCCGAGCGAAGTGTCCAAGTCCGATCCGCTCGGCCAGCGCGGCTATGCCGGGGCGATTTGGTACAAGGCGGTGCTTTTGGAGAATCAAGGCTGGATGGCCGTTGGTTTCGTCGGCTCGAAGGTCCTCGTCTGATCGGTAGCAAGTAGGGAGTAAACCAATGCTTGATACCATCGGACGCTATCTACAGGGCCTGTCGAACGTCAGCGACGCCCAGCCGCTGCGGCAGATACTCTCGCCGATCGGCGATCGCTATTCGTCGCAGCCGCTGAACTCTGCCGGGCTGGTGATCAACGGCGCTGGTCTGCTGGTCGCAAAGACCGGCGCGACCGACTTCTACGCCGTTGCTGGCGGCGTGCTGGTGAAGATCACCGCAGGCACCGCGCTGCCGGCGCTCACCGGCATCAACACGGCGGCGGGCGGCTTCAATGTCGCGTGCTTCTTCGTGGACGCGGGGGGTGTCGTCACGGCGGCAGGCGGCACACCGGCGCTAACGCTGGCAGGCGTCGGTTGGCCGCAGTTCCCGGTTGGCAAGGCGTTGATCGGGTTCCTGATCATCACCGGGGCGGGCGCGTTCATCGGCGGCACCACCGCGCTCGATACCGCCACCACCGTCTACATCTCGCCTGTCGGGGCATTCGACCCGACCGTGCGGCTCTAGTTCAAGGACAACACACATGGCAGATAACCTCAACTTCAACTCCGGCATCACGATCAACCTATCCCCGGCGACCGGGTTGGTCGCGGGGGCCACCAGCACCTACACGACAACGGCGACGACCAACTGCGTCATCAACGGCAAGCCGACGACCGCGCTGACGGCGCAGACCGCGCAACCGACACCAACGACGGACGCCACGACCGGGCTGGCGTTCAACGCTTTGGCGCCGAACCAGTGCTGCTCGCTGGTGTTCGGCCTCAACGCGGCGGGCGCAATCCGCATGTCGCAGGGCAAGATCATCGGCACGAACCCCGGAGTGACGACCACCGTGGGCGCGCTGCTCAACGATCCGGCATTCCCCGCGCTGCCGGACGACTTCTGCCCGCTGGGCTACACCGTTGTCCGCACGGCTCCGTCCGCTGCCGCGTGGATACCTGGCACGGGGGCATGGACGGCGAGCGGCGTGTCAGCGTCGACGTTCCAGCCGGTCGCCCAACTTCCGAACCGGCCGCAAGCCTCCTGACGACGGGGCCGCAATCGCGCGGCCTCGCCCCTTCTTCCGGAGACCTCCATGGCACGCCAGGAACTCAACACTGCCACCATGCGAATCGACCAACCCGACGCGATCATCGGCGATCTGGCCGACCGCGAGCCCGATGTCATTACCGCCGACCCGAGCGTGATGAACAAGGACTATGCGGACGAGTTATCGTTCATGTCGGACTGGCTGACGATCCGGCTTGAGCCGTCCGGAGCGGAGAATGCGCCGGACACATTTCCCTGCTGGATCAACGGAGTCGGCGCTCGCGTGCTGGTGAACGGGCAGCCCGTCATCTGGACGCACCTGCCTGTCGGCCCGGAAATCACGGTGCAGCGCAGCGTTGTGGAGGTTATCGCGCGGTCGAAGACGGCGCGCGTGCAGACGGAACACACTGGCGATCCATTCCGGCAACTGGCAAACAAGACATCCCGCAACGTCTCGCAAACCCAGCCGTTCTCGATCATTCACGACCCCAATCCGCGCGGGCGCGCCTGGGTTGCGGAAATGATCCGGCGCCAGTGGTAGCGGGGGACGATGACGTTCCTCGAAATCGCGCGCCAGTCCGCCATTCAATGCGGGGTCGCAGCAACGCAGGCCATCAACACGGCGCTGCCGTCGGTTGTCGGCGCCCAAGGCAGCGGCAGCGTCGGGCGTATCATCGGCTGGGTCAACGATGCCTGGACCGACATTCAGATGGACCATGACGACTGGGACTGGATGCGCTCCACCAACATCCTCGGTCAAGGTGTGTCATTCCAGACTATCAGCGGTCGGGCGTCCTACCCGCTCGGAACTGGTCCCGGCACGGTCGGCGTTGGCGTCGAGCAGTTCGGCAAGTGGGATCGTGACACGATCTGGAGCTTCACCACAGCGAACGGTTTCCGCGACGAGATCAATCTGGGTGAAGTCACGTTCGATGCGTGGCGCTCGGTCTACATGAGCAACGCCAACCGCGACGTTCGCTCGCGGCCACAGGCGTTCGCGGTCGGGCCGGACCAGTCGCTGTGTCTGGGGCCGAACGTGAACGGCAACTATACGGTCACGGGTGACTATTTCGTCGCGCCCTCGGTGATGGTCGCCGATACCGACGTTCCGATTGGGCT